CGTAAGCACCTGTTCTTAAAGCTTGTTGATTAGCTGTTAGGTTAGCTTGATCTATTCCTTGTCTTAATGCACCAAGAGATCCTAATGCAGAAATATCTTGACCCATTCCAGTTCTACCAAAATCAGATAAGCCATACATATTTTGTGCTTGTGTGTTGTAAGCATTAGCTAAACCGGTTTGCATATTTGCAATAGTACCTTGGTTAGCAAAAGCTTGTTGTGCTGATTGTTGTGCATTTTGAAATCCACCTTGTAGTAAACCTGCTTGAAGTGCTGCTCTATCTGCTAATCTATCTGATTGAAATTGACCTAGTTGTGCACCTTCTCTACCACCACCGAAGTTACCAGACATAACTGCTGCGTCTCTTATAGTTTGTTCACCAGCTGCTCCTTGTCTGTCGTACTCCGCAAGAGTTGTATCAATAACTTGTTGCTGATACGGAGACATAAAAGGTTGATAAGCTTGTGCTCCAGTTAAACCACCCAGACCGCCAACAGTTCCAGCGGCTCCTGCTATTTGTCCAGCTCCTAAATTTTGTGCTGCAGTTGCGGCTTGTAAATAAGGTGAATAAGATCCGACACCTTGTTGTGCTAAATTAATCGCTTGTGTTTGTAATGCATCTTCTTGAGCTACGAACGGATTTTGTCCGGTACCACTACCCATAAATACATCAGTATTAATAGGTGCGGAGTATGTAGCCGTTGCCTGTTTGGCAAAATCTTTTACTGCTGGTTCTAAAAAATCTGCTATTGCCATTATATCATCCTTGATTGTAACATTTGTTGTTGTTCATACATCGCTTGAGCTCCTTCTAAGCCTTGTGAATCTTCTGATACTTGACCACCAGCTTCTAAGTTGTTCATTAAATTTTCCATAACTTCAGCGCCTTTATCTATATCGCCGCCTCCTGCATTTCTAACAGCATCTGCTGTAAATACAAATTCATTTTTAGATAGTCTTGCTGGAACATCATCTGCTCTTTCTTTTCTTCCCATTTCTACAAAACCACCAGTTTCTCTGTAATCTTTTTCTTCGCCACCCATATCTAATAAAGGCATTACTTCTTCTGCTACTTCTGTTTCCATAATTCCACCTTCTTGAGCTTTAACTCTTTTACCACCACTTGGATAATCAAATTCATTATAACCTGCAGGAGTTGTGTAACCTGCTACTGATGAATCTGGCACTGAACCACCATCAGCTGCCATCATAGGTTGTTGTTCTTGTTGCATCACTGCTTGTACAAATTGTTCAAAGGTCATGTCGCCACCTTTGTTTTTGTATTTAACATATTCTGCCATAAGCATTTGTTCTGCTTGTTGTTCAGCTGCACCACCACCCATTTGTAAAAATGCTCTAGGTTGTCTTCTAGAGAGGCCTGCACCTGTTCTAATAAATTCTTCTTCATCGTCTTCTTCTACAATCATACCGTTAGCATAACCTGCACGACCACCATCGGCTGCATAAAAATTAGGTTGTACATATTTTTTTTGAGGCATAAATGCTAAAGGACTTCCTGTAGGGTTTCTATAATATTCCATTGCACTTTGTCTTATTCCAGCTGGATCAATAACATCTGTTATTTCTTCTTCTTCATCTTCGCCACCACCCATAAAAAATGGAGCTGCGATTGCTGTTGCACCTAAGCCAGTTAAAGCTGCTCTCCCTAAATTAAAAGTACCATCAGGGTTTCTAACTAACCCACTAAGAAATCCCGCTTTACTTGTAGGGGTTTTAGCTGCAAATAATCTACCAATACCTGTTCCTAAAGCTTTAAAATTACTTAAACCTCCTGTGCCTCCCATTAATCCACCAGCGAGATAAGCACCACCACCTAATAAAGCCATCTTACCTATAGGACTTTTGACTATTTTCTTAACGCCTCGTACCGCTTTCTTAACGATACTTCCTAATCCATATAACTGTCTGGGTTCTTGCATTCTAGATATAGCCATAATTTTACCTTAATTAATCGTTTTACTTTGTTTTCCCTAATAAAGCAAGATCTGGCATGATGACTTTGACATCTTGTGCCATATCTTCTTCCTTATAACCTTTGCTTTCCCAGCCTTTTCTGTCTTTAAAAACTTCTCCATTAGTTTTGTGTCTGTAAGTAGTGATCACTTCACTAGCTTCTAATACCGGTACTTCTTGACCGTTTATCATTGTTGTTTTCATTAGTCTGTTTTCTCCTTTTTAATGTTTAGATAACTAATGGCTACATCAAATGAGTCTGCAGTGCTTGCTTGGACTGTAAAAGATGTGCCACCTTCTACTATTAACGGTTGAGTTAAAAGTTCTGTAGTTTCATTAGCTGTCAAAGCTTTAGATTTAATTGCTGTAATACTATTGTTAGTAATTGTAACAACAGGTGTACCGGCAGATGTTACTAAAATAGATTTAATAATTATAGTTTCATTAACTCCAGGTATACCCGCACCCATAGGAGTTAATGCTCCTCCTGTTGTGCTATTATCTACACCTACAAATTTATATTCGTTTACTACTGCCATTATTCTAGAAAGAAACTTTTAGCTTCTATCTCCTGTTTAACCTCATCTTGAAATGAAGTATTTAATTTTGTAATAACATCATCAAGATCTCTTACCAAAGATTGAAAAGTTCTTTGTTCGTATTCTTCGCTTGCTCTAGTTAATGATTGTACAATTCTTGCCATTATAAAATACTTGCTAAGCCTCCATAAAAATAACCTACCCTACCACCATCTTTTTTAGGAGAACCATATTTTCCTCCAGGTGTACTTGGAGAATCAACAGTTTTACCACCAGTAAATGTATCTTTTCTTGCTTCAAAAGCCATACCTGGACCTGTGTACATGTCTTTACCTATATCACTCATAGAATCTCCTTGAGCCGCTCTTCGTTGAATAGTTTTTAAGTCTCTAGCATTTGCTGCTGCTAATTCTTCTTTTTCTTTTTGTTGTTTTTCAAACTCATATATTTTGTCTGCTTTTTTCTTTGTGTTAAAAAAATTAAATTTAGCTTTATTAACATTTACTAGATTACTAAATAAATTATTAACACCTAAATCTTCATCAGTTAAATCTCCTGTATATGCTCCAGTCTCTTCTATTTCTGAAACTATATCATTTATTTGTTGTTCAGTTAATGATGTTTTATCTTTCAGTGATTTACCTATATTACCTGTTCTTTTATCAAAAGTTTTTTCAGTCATTTGGTTAGCATTGTAGCCAGCCATAATTCCTTCTGGTGTATTATATCCACCTGGACCCTCTACTATTCTACCAATGTCATCAGTATAAACACCTGTTCCTCTTAATTCATTTTCCATAATGGCTCTTTGGTTTACAGGCAAGAATTGCTCAAGTTTATCTCCTAAAAATTCAGCACCTCTTTTTATTGTACCTATATAGGGTACAAAATTTAAAGCAGTGTTTATTCCTTTTGCTAGTCCTGTAGGAGCTGGAGGATTATAATAATCAGGGCCCTTATAGTTAGGATCCATTTCCATCATTTTCATATTCATAGTAGCAGTTAAATCAGGATCATAGCCGTCAACATATTGTCTATATTCATAGTTAGGTTTGTAATCTGTTATATAGTTACCGCCTCCTCCGCCGCCACTATTATTAAAATTACTAGCTGCCGGTATTCCAAAACTTGTTTGAATTTTTTCTACGTCTTGATTTACAGCAGGAGTGTACGGACCCAGTCTGTATTTTTCTTGAGGTAAAAATTTTATACCTGATTTATAAATATCTTGATCAGCTTGATTGTAGAATAAAACCATTATCTTCGTCCTCCTGGATGTATATCCAATCTAAATGTACCTAGTTTCCAATCTTCAGCAACTGCTGTGTTTGCTACTTTTAAAGCAATAGATCTAGCCCTTAGTCGAGTGTCTATCTTATCAGTTGTAGTTGTAGTTGTAAAGTTTGTAGTTGTTTGACTATTGTTGGGGTAGTCTCTAGTTATAAAACTTACTTGAGTATTTCCTGTTTGAGAAATAAAATCTGGTATAATTCTACTAATTCTCATTATGTATTCTCCATCACCTCTAAGATCTGGTGTCCCAACAGTTTGGCCAGTGTTACTTCTTCTTTGTGTAATGTCAAAATCTCCTGAAGTAATTGTTCCTGTGATTAAAGTTGTAACTCCTCCCGCATCTATTTGATCGGTCCCCGATTCCTGTTGATAGTATATTGTGCTACCATCTGTGTTGCCAGTAACATCGAATGATGCATCATCGGAAATATTGTAATAGGTAGCGTGAGGTTTATCAAAGACTGCAGAATCTGCCCAAGTAGTTCTAGCTAAACTTCCTGTAGTCCATATAGGACGTTGTTTTGATGAATCTAAATAGTTATAAGTAACAGATCTATTAAGCACTTCTGAACCACCATTAGGATAAAACCAAGTTACTTCACCAAATAAATTATTAACACCTGAAAAAATTAAATCTCTTGGTGTACTATTTAAACTGTCATAAACAAAATCTTCAACTAAACATGGCATTGATTTTAACTGACCATCGTATGTAAAGAAACCGTTTTCTGACATCCAATAAGCTGTGCCATCAACTTCAACACAAGCGTTCTTACCAAGAAGTCCACAGTTAGTACCTACTTGTGAGAAAGAGAATGTAAAAGGTTGACCAACAAACTGCATTAAAAATAAAGAAGTATCAGTCCAAACATATATTGCATCTCTACCTTTAATAGCTCCCATAATTTTAGAACCAGCTGCTAGTCTTTGGGTACCTGCAGTATTATTAGCTTTAACTATATAAGAGTCTGTTTGATCTATACTCTCTTGAGAAGAGAATCTAATAAACATATCGTCTTGTGTTGTTGGATCTCCAATAGTTGTTTCTGTTCCAAAAAATACTAAGTGTCTATCGGGTGTAGATACTAACACATGACGTGATGCTGTAGGTGCATTAGCAATTAAAGTTGCTCTAGTTGCTGTAGCAGCGGCTGCAGCTGCATCCCATTCAAAACATTTACCGTTATAAATAAGAGCAATTAATTTTGTACCATAGTTATCTAAAACCCATAAACCTGGATCAATAGTAAAGTCATCAGAAGAAGCCTCACCCCATCCAACAAAATCAGTTATATTTGTAACCACGGCTCCTGAGCTATGTCCAGATTTAGTAGTACCATTTACTTCTCTCGTAGCACCTTCTAAATTATTTCCGTTAATAGATGTGTAAGAAATATCTTCTGTTCCGATTCTAATTGTTCCTGTCGAAGGAAAATTGTTTGTAGAAACTAAAGGAATTACTGTAACGGCATCATTAATACCTGCGCTCAATGAATTAGTTACAGGA